TCTCTTGCTCAGGGTCAGGCGTCATATCTTCAGCCCGCTTTACCTCTGGATCAGGAACCTCAATTGGCTTGATCTCAGCGGCAGCCCGTGCGATATTGCTAGGATCGGCAATGAACCCGCGAACGCAAAGAGGGGCGATATAATTACCGGCCTCGTTGAACGCCATGCGCACCGCCTCAGCCTTGTCAGCCCCTTCGCTTTCTTGGATTTCGTAGAGCGTCCATCGAAGCTGGTCAAACGCCGCATTTAGAAGAATCTCAGATTCCCGCTTTGCCATGGCCTCCGCAAAGGAACCGCGCTCTACTTCTGGTTCTGGTGCATCCTCAGCAGGAGTCTCGACAACCGGATCCGCTTCTGGCTCAGGAGTTGATTCAGGTGCTGTCTCTACCGCAGGCGTTTCTTCTGGCGTCTCGTCTACTGGTTCAGTGATCTCTTCGGCATCCTCTGCGCGAGATACGGCCGTAAACAGCGCCGCCGAGTCTTGTGGCACGTCCACCAACGAGAGTTCGACTAGTTTTCCATCGGTTACGACCCGCTTTCCGTCTGTCCGAGTGAACTTACTAGGAGCGAAGCCGACCGAGAACCCGCGATACACGCCCTCGACAACCTTTTCCCATTCCCTCTCGTCCACGATCTTCGCCGTGACAAGAAGCCCGGTAGCGTCCCAGTTCCTTTGAACCGTAAGCCCCGCCGCAATAGGCTGGTGCATGGCCCGAATGTTCCCCGGCCAAGCATCGTTGGCCCGCTCCATCACAGAACGAGGCAAGACCCACCCGTCACCCGCATCGGCCTGAACGTAGGCGTAGCCTGTCACTTCCCGCTTGTCGTCATCGCGCCGGAGAATCTCGCCAAACGCTCGTAAAATGTTTGCCATACCCTAAGTAACGTCTTCCGTCTCTTTGGGGTCTTCGTCTTCTGGCTCTTCCTTTGAAGGTTCGCCCATCTGAGTATCTTCGGGCTTACTTGCAAGCTGTGGCAGGGTATCGCCGCCCTCAATCGGTGCCTGACCACGCTCTGCCCGCACCTCGTTGATCGTCTTGTACGCCCCTCCGCACTCCGTGACCCCGAGGCTAGCGAGCTTCACTTGCTTGTCTAGGTCTTCTTGAAGGCCCTTGCACTGGATCCGCTTGTACCCGAGTTGACCAGCAAGCCAGGTGTAATACTCGCAGCGAATCTTGTCAATCCGGTTGACGCCGACCCGACGAGAAGCTTCCATGGAATCCCCTTGCGTGACCTTGTACTGCTCACCCGCGTAGCCGATCGACGCAGGTTGGATACCAAACACCGCACAGATACGCCGAATCGTCTGGGTCTCAAACTCAGCAAAATCTTGGTCTTTCCGGCTATGGTCTGCAATCTTGCTCGATCCAGAGGGGAGGAACATTGTCGACTGACGAGCACCGGCCGACGTCGCAGCGTTCCACATCGTGATGAACTTTTGGATATCCTCAAACCCCATATTCTCTGGAAGGGCAATCGTGTCACCCGTCTTGACATTGCCCTCAGTCAGCCAAGTAAGATTCCACTCATCCATCTTCAAGCCTGTAAGAACCCGCTCAATAGCGAGCTCGGTCATCGACTTGAAGTAAGGCGTGTAGGTGTCTGGAATCAAGCCAGTGTAGTAGAGTTCGCCCGGCAAGAAACGTGCAACCTTCGCCCCGTACACCCACTGCTCGTATGGAGTCTCTTGATTGATCCAACCAGACGTATCAATGACGGGCTTGATCGTTCCCGCGTCAATCGCGTAACTAGCCAGAGGAATACCCGCCGCGGTTCTTTGGTGCCAAATCGCAAAAGCCCCCACGGTCAGAAGGTCGCTTACAAACTTTGCCTCAAACACCCTACGAGTCTCGGCACCACCTAGTGGCCCGTCGTCCCCGATCCAGGCCCGCATCTCCATGATTTCGCCAGCCACATCATCTTCTATTCCTGCCTTGGCCACCCACTGCAATTCAATGTTTTCAAGTTCGCCCTTGATATATTCGTGGACGGCAACAATCGGATCCCACTTTGCCCATGCCCTGATCTGATCGACAGAATAGGCCTTGCTTGGCAGCTTCTTTGGCGTCATGCTCCAGAAGAAGTTGTGAGGCGTATCAAGAGCATGGGGCCAACCCTTCTCGTTCTTTTGAGGTGAAGCAAACAAATCCTGAAGGGTGTCACGCAGTGGACCGAGAGCGCGTTCTACTGCAGCTTCAATTTGCTTGTCTTGCGTGGGCTTCTTTGAAAACCAAGATGGCATAACCTAAGAAACGCGATCAAGATTGTAGAGCTTATCCATATCGTGTATCCACGAGCGTTTCCGCTTGGCAAACATCAAGCCGTACCGGAAGGAATCATAGTCATCGTCTCCCCCTTCTCCGGTCTCAGGGTGAGCGTCGATCTTCTGCACGTCGTCCGGGTCTCGCTCTGAGTGCTGCAGGTTCTGAAGTTGTGATACCAGTTCCTTGCATGGACTGAAGATAAAGACTGTAGGAGCTTTCGGAGGGTCTTCTGCGCCCAATCTTTGAACGATCTCACTAGCCCCAGTCTTTCGGTCAATGTTGGCCTTCTCTAGCTTCCAACCGAAGTCTGCATACTGCTCGGCAATCGTTCTAGCCTTCTCGTCACCTTTCTGGACGAAGCAGTCATGGCCAGCCGCAATGATCTGTATGCGGTCCTTTGCGATACCGTTGCGTTCGAGCATGGCCGACATCTCAGCAGACACCGCTTCAACCAGCATCTTCCGGCAGCGTATCCGGTCGACAACGTAGATAATGCCCTCATCATCTTGGGCGAAGAGCGTCACCACAGTCGGGTGAGTGTAGCCATAGTCGAACCCTAGCCACACCCTCCAGTGCTCTGGTATATCAAACGGGTCTATAACGTGGAGCGACTCTCGAAACTCGGTGAAGTACGAGCCAACGTTAATATCCCAGTCCGCAAAAAGCCAAGCCCGTCTACGCCAACCAGTCTCTTCCTCGAGAATATCCATGTACTCATCGTTCAAGGCGAAGTTGTCTGTCGGAAGCGCAGGAATATATCGTGTCTTCGTTTCCTCCCTCTTCTTCCACGGATCAACAAAACGTACCTTGATATAGGAGTGAGAAATACCGCCTGGGTTCGCCGTGCAGTACATTCTCGGCCGCCACTTCTTAGCGGTCCGAAGACACGAGCGAATCGACTTGATCTTAAATTCAGAGAGGGTCGTGATTTCCTCAATGACGATCACGTCATATTGCAAACCAAGGTACTTATCAACGTCTGCCTCATCTTTGAATGAGCCAATAATGATCGTCGACCCGTTCGGGAACTTGATTGTCCCTGTGGTCGAATTGTAGGTGTATGCAACACCACCGAGGACCGTAGGCAGGAATTCCTCGAGACTTTCTTTTGCACCCTTGGCAATCTTCCGAAGCCAGAGACATTTAAGCCCCGGCATCCGCTGGCAGTCGTCTATCCCGATCTGCGCAAACGACCAGTGAGATTTCCCGCCACCTCGAGCGCCACCGAAAAGAACCTCAGTTGGCCCGCCCTTCTCATCACAGAGACGAGCAGCAGCCGAAGCCCTCATTTGCTTGGGGTTAAATATGATCCCGGCCGCTAAGAAGCGTTCTGCCTGATCTTGCGGTACGCCTGCTTCTTTGAGATCACAAGCGTACCGATACTCTAAGTCTTCACTCTGAGTCTTCGTCTTTGTCATCAGAGGGCACGTTGTAAGCTCGCTTCAATGCTTCCGCTGTCTTGTCACTCAATGGGGCAGAAGTCTCGATCTCAACCTTCTGGGCCTCTCGCCACGCGTTGAAACCTCTGGTCTTGAGGAAGAAGATAAGACAGGTCGTATCCCCGCCGAGGATCTTGTCCCAGAGCAGGTCAGAAGCCTTTGCAACCCTGTCAGCCAAAGCAGTCTCAAGAACATCACTGAAGTACTTGCGCAGGGTGGTCTCTTCAATGCCAATGACCCGAGCCATAGCAGGCTGGGGAACTCCCGCAATGCACATCCGCTTAACGAAGTCAGCATCCTCTTCGGTTCTTTCAAAAGAAGGTCTCGACATTTTTTATAACCCAGACAATCGCTCTCTCAAAAGCGCCTTTGTTTCCTCGACAAGAACCAGAAAATCCGGCTCCGACATCCCGATGGAGAGCCTTGCTTTCCTCAGCGAAATTTCCCCGAGCATAAAGTCCCGAGCGACCTGCTGTTCATTGGTCAAGTAGCCGACCAGGACATCGAGCTCTACTTCTGCGAGTTGCATACTTGAGGAAACGCATGGGGTGTTGACGTTCTCGGGATCGGGGCCAAGTGTCCACCCGATTCGTTTACTCCACATTCTGTAGATTGAGCAGAGTTTATTGGCGACAACTGTCTGCACCCACCGGACCCGTATTTCTCCGTTGACGGTCAGAGCATCGTTCCCGTAGGCGCTCAAGACTTTTCGGTACAGGTGGACGCGGATCTCACTAGCTATATCTTCGTGATGGTGCGGGAACGACTCTCTTGATTTTCTCTCAATCAATGGAGCCATGCGGTGTACTTGCTCTGCGGCCCACTGCCTGCACTTCGGAGAATAGTGCTTCTGCAACTCCGCATCAAAGTCTAAGGCCGCCTGGAGCCACGCAGGAGGGGCATCTAGCCTAACTCTGGTCCGCTTTCTGTGCGGTGCCCCATGTCTTGGAAAGACATCCTCTTGAGGCAAGAGCGAGAGTTGCAGCCAACCCGGAGGGTCGCTCAATCTGTCTACCTCGCTATCCACACTTGAGTCGAGACGCATTAGCTAGGCCCAGTATATCTAATGGACGTGCCTATGGTGACGAAAGTTTCGTGTCTCTGGTGATGATCGTTAAGGC